CAGCTCCCCAGACTTGTGGCACTGCCATAATCTGATATCTCCACTCTATGAAATCCCATCTTATATAACGAAAGGTGCTAAGAGCAGCTTGAGACGTATTTCTTAATAAAAGCAAAGATGGCGATAAACTAAGAACTTGGCCTGAAGAAGTAGTATAAGCTACATCAGTAATCTTGATTTCTCTCTCCAAGATATGCACAGGAGTCTGATCAGCCCACGGCGAAATGTCGCGAGGTCGCGGCAATTTCGGGGCTATCGTTTTGACATCAACGGGAGTTTCAACTATGAAATCTACTAATCCGTTGGAATCCACTTGCGTGGAAGGTTCTTTATCAAATGTATTTTCGGCGATCAATTTAACAATTGGCACTAGTTTAGCTGATCATCGTGCTAGTGCTTGAACCCTTAATCTGTGTGGCGCGATCCATGGTACCTAAGGTCGTATTCATGTCCATGCATTCCACACTCACTCTTGCGAGTGGAGGTTTTTGCTCAATTTATACTCGAGAGCTAGAGATATATAGTTTAATGTCATTGCGGACGGGACAAAAGTTATGCACGATTGTGCATCATTCCAGTACCCCAGCGGTCTTCGTAATATTCATACGAACCTGCTGTGTACGGTATATTGTAAATTTCGCAATAATGGCGAATTTTTACTTCTTCCTCTCGGAAAACTTCTGGACCATGATGAAAAAACTCCATCATCGCCTGCTCAACATTAATAGCCAGTTGATCTGCAGGGAGACGAAGATTACTCTTCTTGATCCAGAGAAGCATTCCGTGTATGCTCTCTCTATCTAGGGGAGCGGTATATATAGTTCCTCTGGGTTTAAATTTTCGACATAAAAATTCTAAATCATCAAAATCAATGAATTCAGATTGTATCTCACCTTTTTGAGCGGTGGTATATGTCATGCCGAAACAAGCCCAGATAAACTCTCCTAAGGTCTTCATGTTAATAAATTCCTTGAGATCGTCACAAACTGACCATAGATTATCATCACCGTAAAAGGCGCAGATCAAATCAATCAATCTTGATCGTTCTCCCAAGTTGTTTTCTTGACAAACCCACCAGTGAAAACAATTGAAAATACAACTGTTCACAAATGAATTGAGAAAACCTGTGAGCCATCCTCCTGAACTGTTCATCCAATCTGACCAGTAGCATTCACCATTAATAACAAAAATAGGTGCAATGCTACTCATACAAACGTTGTAAAGATACCAGTCATAAAGAGGATCACCGGAGTTTATATACCACTTCATCGCAAGATAAAGAGCATATCCAAACTTTGCGATTATACCAGAATCAAATCCTGAATAATCACCTCCTCC